CAGATGTATTAAATGAACCACCATAACCACCATCACCAGCATCACCAGCATCACCACCATCACCAGCATCACCAGCATCACCAACATCATCAACACTCACACTACTAAACCATTTTTCAATAGAGTCATCAGAAGTTCGCTGATGACCCATATCCTCCAGTTTCATGCTCATCATTAATTCCAATCCATATAGTGCCTTTTTTTCAGTTACAGTTTGTTTCGTATAAACACAATCTACTATGTCTTCATCCGCATCACCCAATTTAAAAGCATTGAGTATCATCTTTTTAAAAAGTGAATACAACTCATCATCGTTACCTTCGAATTTCTGTATATGCTCGACCATTTGTCTTGCTAATTTTTTATAGTTTTTTTTCGGCAACGGAAAATCACCGTGACTACTGCTTGCCTCAATATCAAAACTACATATTTTATAAGGCACCATAGTTTCCTTATTAGGCAACGATACTATTTTTTTGTAATTCACTTCATACTCAAAATCGCATGTAGTGCGGTTAGTAGATACCAAATGTTCATTACTCAATGAAACCCAACCAGATGGACTAATTTCTTTAATATGAAAGAAGCGCAAGAGTGGTGGTATATTTGCCTCGTATAATTCGAGGGATTGTTTCTTGTTGTTTAATTTAAACTCCTTGAAAACACGGAGTTTTTTATTCATATCAAACCATAATCCTCTAACTTTGTAGTAGACACGCATATTTACAAACTTTAATACCAAAAACTTATGAAGACGTCCTCCATCAAAACCATAGAGTTTTTTTCGCTTTACCAGTTTGCATTCAAGTAATCCATCTTTGTAGTAATAGCCGAGAACATCTTCTTTTAACCAATTCACAAACTCGAGTTTTTGTGAGATGCCCCATGTATCTGGAATTTTCACGTAAAAGAATGGCGCATAATCCTTAACAATAATAGAGCACGTTTTTCCTTTTTCATTTTTGCCGAACATTTGAATAGTGAAAGCGTGGTCATCTTTCTTTTTCTTCTTAATTCCATATTCAGCCTCTATCTCATCACTAATTTCTTCATTTTCTACCTTAATATCCTTAACACCGAATTCAAACAATCTGAATGAATTGTATTTTTGGGGCATGTTTATTTTTCTATCTAAATAAACATACATATTTTATCTTCAATTATTTTTCTTAGTCTTTGTTTTTCTCTCTTTCCTTCCTTCATCCTTCCTTTTAGTTTTTCGTTTCACTTTACCTTTATTCTCATTTTGTGATGAAGAATCATCTACTAAACTTTGCAAACGTTCATAGAGTGATTCGTTTATAATACCATCATCTGATTTACTCGTTGTATTACCTAATGAGGAGGGTGTTTTATAGTGAAATGCTTGTTGCAAAAAAAACAATCCAGCAGGAACAGCGAGTCCATCTAGAGGTGAACCACCTTCCATTGTATTGCTCTCACTATCACCCAAAACATACCCGGAACTTGTTTTATTATCTTGCTCCTCTGAAAAAATAAGTTTCATATATATATATATATTAATTATATTAATTATATTAATTTTCGGAATAAAACCGCTTAATATCAGGAGTGGTTTTAATACTTCGTTTTGATTTTACGTGATTCACTATTTGTGTTACACTGTCTTTATTTGGGATTATTTCATTCAAACATTCTTCCAAAAACTTAAATGTCAAGGTTTGTGGTGTATGTGTTTGACCGATTTTCAGACGTCCATCCGATATATTAATAGATGCGTTTTTCAATTGTGTATTACTATCAATATAGGTATGAATAGAATTAGCAATAGTGTTTCGTCTTTCTCTCAAATCTCTTACCTGCTTTTGAACTTCACGTAATTCATCATCTAATTTTACCCACGAACGGATTTTATCTTCAAAATGATTCATCTCTTGTATTTATGAATTAGAGAGAATAAATCCTGGTAAATACATCAAATACATCAAAAATCACCAATTCAATTTATAGAGGATAAACAGTATTTCCTGTGAAATAATTTTCCCTCCGTTTTCAATAATTTTTCGTATATCATTTTTGTAGCATTCTTCATTAAAATTTTTCTGTGTCCATCCCCAATATTTTGATTTTTCAGTGGGACTATCCACGTTTTGAAAAACAAATAACCAATCATATGTCTTTATCTGTGAAGCCGCATACAAATGGTCGCGCTTATTAGAAGAAACTACTTTTCCTCCTTTCTCAATAAATGAACTATATGGGATATAACCTTTGAGTTTGTTCCATGAAAAGAGTGCATCATGATTAGAACAAAAACCATATTGTTTGTCAGATGGCCACTTTCTATTTTTATAAGCATCCAGAGATGAACAAAAAGGAAACATATCTATTTCTATGGGGTAACATGGAGAACACTTATCATTAATAGTTTTCTTTTTTTTGCTCCAAAATGTTTTTCCAGATTCATAATTTATCCATAATAATCCATCATTCCAACAAATTGCGTTTTTTATAGGAAAACATACATCTTTATCGTAATTTTTTTTATCAGGAATTTCCATACCATGGCGTATAAAAACACTATCTTTCTCTTTTAAAAAAGCATGAATACTTGGTAAAAATAAATTATTAAAGAGCTGATATTGATGTTTGTTAAACAATGTTTTTCTAAAATCATGAAGACCTACATAATATGGATTACTTTTTAACCAATCCATAATAGCTTTCAGTAATGTTATATACTCGGTATAGGGGTCATAAATATAAAGTTTTTTATTTATTATTTTCGTTAAATCTTTACCAGTTTCATCTTTTGATTTTATCAATTGTTTAATGTCATCAATAAAAACATCTTCGTTTTTTTTAATATGAAAGGTTTTTTCAGCAGAATGTGTTCCATTTTTATAAACAATATAAAATGGATCATGAATATCTTTTTTAGGTATACTGAGTGTGTATAATGGCATTTATTACAATCCAGAAATTATAGTATATAGAGTTGTTTTTATTATTGCAAGACAACGATTCGACAATTAAACATTCGTATAAATTGAAATAGAAGAAATACAGTTTCCTGTGAAATCACTTTATTATTGTTTTTTATCATGTTTGACAAGTATTCGTATGGATTTATACCTTTCCGTGATTCTAAATAGTTAACATCGCCAGTGACATTATTCAAATCCAATGATTTATCCAAATTTTGATACAAAAATACCCATTCATTTGTTTTTAAAGTAGAGTGAGCAAATAAATGATCTCTTTCTTTAGTATGAAAAATTTTTCCGTTTTTTATAAAATCTTTTATGCTTATATAACCTTTAATAATATTCCATTGAGAAATACCATCGTGGTTAGAACAATACCCATATTGGTTATCTTTGTACCATTTATTACCTTCAAATAATGTATTATTTATTATTGAACAAAAAGGAACCATATCAATTTCCACTGGATATGATTTACTATCTATATTTTTATTTGAATAATATGTTGTTTTTGAAGGTGGAAAATTATCTTCTATAATATCTTGTTTAACCTCGGTTCCATGACGTATAAACGTATCTTTACGATGAGTATAAATATATTCCATAGCTGGACGAAGATTCGTATAAAATAAGTCAAGCATATCTTTTGTTTCAGGTTTCATTTTTTTATATAACTCATGAAATCGTTGGTCAACCCAAGATTTATAATCCGAATATCGTCGCAGTTCAAGACGATCAGCAACAATAAGATGATGTTTCCAGTAGGTTTCTGGAGGGTCCGAATGAACATATGTTGCTTCTTCAAGATTTGGATAAACTCTTCTTAACTCTTTATCGTGAGATTTTTGTTCAATACCATTTGCTTTTAAAAAATCATGTAATGTTGCCGAGATAAAAATTTTTTCTAAATGTTCTACTTTATTTACTAATAGACCATCAATATTTATCATATAACAAATAAAAGATGTCATCAATCCATGAAAAAATCCATGTTCTACATCATTAAAAAAATTATTAATAGTCTTTTCGTTATAATGTAATACTGATTTTAAATAACCATTTATAATTCCCTTATGATGACCCTTACCTTCACAACGTCCACAAAAATATGAAATATAAAGATGTAAAAATTTATTAAATTCTTTTGTTAATATTTTAAGCGTAATTAACTCCTTATTATTTTTAAAAAAATAAAAATTTAATATTTTATTTGTAACATCAATTTTCTTATTAGATGTGGTGCTATATCGCATAGAAACTAAACTTTTAAAATTATTTATTTTTAAAGTGAATGTAGATGCTGTAATTTTTTTTTTTAATTTACCATTTATATCATTATATTCGGTTATTATATTTTTAAGAGTATCTTTTTTATCGATGGAAAATAGTGATGAATAGTCTTTTTTATTGATAGTAAATAGCATATGAATGAAATTACTGCTTATATTACCTAAATGATTTTTCTCGTATTAATAATACGAATATTGCTAATAATAAAAAAAAGGCCACAAAAACAAAAAGAATAGAAATATAAATATAAGGGTAAATTTCTTGAAGTAGCATTTGAATTAGAGGTCGCATACATTTTTTGAATTCATCTGTTTTCATAAATTCTACACAGTAATTGAAAATATTTGTCTTCATTAGTATGTAGGTAATATAAATACGTATGATTTTATACTTAAAAATAGTAATTTAGAATAAATAATAAAAGAATGCTACATGAACCAACTAAAGATTTTGATTTTGAAAAACTCTCCTTGGGATCAGTAAATAGTCTTCAAGGAGGTTCTTACTTTACAAAAATTTTAATGAATAACGAAGCACTCTATCTCCAGACTCCAAAATGTATTACAAAACAAGGTATGGTGGTTACTGAAAAAAAGAAGTACGTGGATTTGATGTTTTCTAGTGACACAACAGATGTAATATCATGGTTTGAAGAAATAGAAAAGAAAGCACAAGAGATGATGTTTTCAAAAAAAAATATTTGGTTTCATGACGATATTGAGTTTAGTGATATAGAAAACGCATTTACCAGTCCGATACGTAGTTATAAAAGCGGAAGATACAATTTAGTGCGATGTTCTCTGCCAAAAATTATTAGTGCCGAAACAATAAGTTGTTATAACGAACATGAGCAACCTGTATCAATTGAGGAAATGAATAATCAGGATACCGAAATTATTCCTTTATTAGAAATACAAGGTATCAAGTTTTCTTCTAAAAACTTCCAGCTTGAAATTGGAATGAGACAAGTAATGATTTTGAAAAAGAAAAATGTATTTAAGGAATGTCTAATAAAAATGAATTCAAGAAACCCAGTTTCAGTGGCGCAAGAACCCGAGACTGTAGTGGCACCAGAACCCGAGACTGTAGTGGCGCCAGAACCCGAGACTGTAGTGGCGCAAGAACCCGAGACTGTAGTGGCACCAGAACCCGAGACTGTAGTGGCACCAGAACCCGAGACTGTAGTGACGCCAGAACCCGAGACTGTAGTGGCACCAGAACCCGAGAATAATAATGAGGATAGTTCACAAGAAGCAATACTCTCTCTAAATGAGAAAGAAAATAAACTTGAGGAAGTGACTCTCTCTATTCCAACAATGGGTTCCGATATGAGCGAACCCATGGTATTGAAAGATCCAAATGAAGTTTATTATGAAATGTGGAAAACAGCACGCCAAAAAGCTAGACTTGCCAAAAAGGAAGCGTTAGCTGCTTATTTAGAAGCTAAACAAATTAAGGAAAATTATATGTTGGATGGAATCGATACCGATTCGGACGAAGAAGAAGAATATGAAATGAGTAATTTAGCATAAATAAAAAAATTTTTATCGTTGGAGAGTATATAAGAATGATGAAGTTTTTACAAAACCTCCAGAAATCAATTAAGGCCCACCATCTTTTACTTTTAGGAATATCTGTTGCTATTCTGGCCCTAGTCATTTATTCCAATCAAAAATCGAAAATGATGGATATGATGTCCACCCAAAATAAAGAAAAGGAAGCAGAGAAGGTTCACGACGCAGTTCAGAGTGATTCGGGCGTTAAGCCTTCGGCACCCCTTGGTGAAAATGAGGGACCAGCAATGGTTAAGGGCATGAAATCACGTGATGCCGGTCTCACCAACTGCTCTAAGCAAGCTATGCAAGACCCTGCTTCGCTCCTCCCCAAAGACGAAAATAGTGAGTGGGCACGCCTCAATCCTTCTGGAAACGGAAGTTTAGAAAACGTGAATCTCCTTAAGGCAGGATACCACATCGGCATTGATACCATTGGTAATACGCTTCGCAATGCGAATCTCCAAGTTCGCTCAGAACCTGCAAACCCGCAATTAAACGTGGGACCATGGAATAATACCACCATTGCTCCTGATTTGATGCGTGTTCCACTTGAGATTGGTTGTGGTCCTCAGTAAATAAGTAAATAAGTAAATAAGTAAATATTTTATTATAGGTTTAATTTTTCTCTCACTAATATAAATTTATGAAAACTACATTGTTTACTGTAGTTTTAATAGCATTTACACTTTTATTGTCTTTAAAGATGTATCATGACTCTGAAATGTTTCAATTAAGATGTGTAATTTCAGGAGTGGATGGTAATGAGTACTGTGTGCGGGACCGAACAAAGGTGAATGAGGCAGCAGACCTTTTAGCAAAAACCACCAATAAGTGTACGAAACTTGTTTATCTTATGAAGACAAAAAAACCAAATAATCCCATCACAAAGCGTCTTATAGAGGGATATAATCCTCAAAAAATTCGTGAAACATTACCAACTAGCAGTCATACAGCATACAGTGAAAATAAGGGAGAAAAGGTGGCATTTTGCTTAACTAAAACCAAAAATGGTAACCCGAATAAACTAATTGATTTAAATACATTAATGTTTGTTGCACTTCATGAACTATCGCACATAGCAACAGTGAGTATAGGACACACACCTGAATATTGGAATACGTTTAAATTTATTCTTGAAAATGCGGTTGAATATGGTTTATACAACCCCATCGATTATAAAAAAAACCCAACTGGATATTGTGGGATGACAATTGCTGATAATCCTTACTACGACCATTAATTTTACTCCCTGCATACATTAGGTATAAATTTACTTTTTAAATTGTGTTAGTATAAAAATGAAAGTGTATGTATTAACACGATTTAGTATCTTTGATACTTCTTATAAAGGATTTAGAATTCTATGTAATAATAATGAAAACGATTATAAAGAAAAACTATTTAACAAAAAACGTCTGGATACAAAATTTTCATTTTTTGAAAAAATGACTCTTCCATCAGTATTAAATCAGACATATAAAGATTGGGAATGGCATATATTTACGAGTAATGAATTACCAAAAAAATACAAGAAACTACTAGAATCATTAACATCATCACATATATCTATTAAAATATTTTACATCAAAACATTTAAAGAATTCAAATTCAGATTACCATCGAAGGATACATCTTTTTGCACTATACGATTGGACGATGATGATGGTCTCCATTCTTCATTTTTCGATAATATTCAAAAATATAAAGAAAGTAAAAACTCCATTGTATCACATATAAATGGTATGTATTTTACTATAAATGATAATAAAATAGTATATGGTATTACACGTAATTTTTTAAATATTGCCCTAGGTATATGTGGTATAGGATTCAATATATATGAATCAGGTAACCATAGCACATTAAATAAACGTTATCATGTAATCTATGATGAAACACCTAATATGTGGTATTTAGCGTATAGTAAATATTGTGATAGTGGACGAAATAAAATACCAAAAAAATTTCTAAATTCTTCTAGTAGTTCTAGTAGTTCTAGTAGTTCTAGTAGTTCTAGTAGTTATACACTACATTTAGAAGCACCTTACTTTAAAAATTTGAAAGTATTAAACAAAACACTAGGCATTACGGAAGAAGATAGTTTTTATAAAGATAAAAAAGAATTACTATTAGAACTTGAACTTATAGAAGATAACAAAATTATGCTAAAAACACTAAAAATTATTGAAAATACAAAAATAACAATAAAAAATATTAATTCTGTAAAGAAAGCAATATATGGTGTCGGTCCCAAAAAAATAAATATAACTAATAGAATAATTAAAATGCTCTATAAATGAAATTAAATACTTTCAATATTTATACATCCTTCGGTAAAATTAGTGTAGTTTTTTCCCCTTGGTAGTCTTTTTCCCCTTGGTAGTCTTTTTGCCCTTGGCAGTCTTTTTGCCCTTGGCAGTCTTTTTGCCCTTGGCAGTCTTTTTGCCCTTGGCAGTCTTTCCACCTACAAAACGAGGAGTGGAACTAGTAGTTTGCATCGGTGTAAGAGTTGAACTAGTAGTTTGCATCGGTGTAAGAGATTTACTAGTATCCATTCTATTATCATCATTATCAGGGACGTATTGATCAGGTATTGGAACTTCATTAGTATCCATTTTACTTTCATATTCTGATGATAAATTTGAACATACCTTTCCTATGGTGGAAATATCATATGGGGTATAAGAAAACTTAAAATCAAAATAAAAGGGTTTCAAAATCATTTCATATGTTTTCCTACGTAACTCCAGAGGCATTTTATTATTCATAATAATATCCACGTATGTAGATAAAAATCCAAAAACATCGCAATTCGTTTTATAAATTTCGTTAAAAAAATGATATTCATCAAAATTGCCAAGAGTATTATTTTGAGAATTTATTGAATATATCAAAAACACATCTGTTAATTGTTGTGATATAATAGAAATTAAATAATCAACCGGTGCTAATTGTTTTATTTCATCTTTCAAATCTGTTTCAAACTGTGATGCGTTTTCAATAATCTTTATGAATAACTCGATATGTCCATAACTTCCAACTATTTCAAGAAATTTATCGGAATCTGAAAATATGCGTTTATGTATCTCATATTTTACAAATGATGAGAATTCATTACTTAATGAATAAATATCCTTACCTTTATATGGTGTTATTATACTATCGCATATTTTTTGAATTTTTTTATTAAAAATAAGATTGGTAAAGGGTTGATTAAATGTAATAGGCCATCCTCTAACACCTTGTGGAACTTCTTTATTATCTATTTTAAAAATAACAGCTAAACCCCAGTCGATTAAACGTGCCAAATCCTTTTTTTCAGAATAGACTATATTTTGTCCTTTAATGTCCTGATGTATCACTCCAACATCTTTCAATGGTGCTATGCCAAACTCAAGTAATTTAATAAGAGCAGTATTCACCATG